AGCACAACCGAAAGAAGAAAAACAAAATGGCATCAGAGCCAAAAGGAAGATTACCAAAACGCCCGAAAAAAAGAAGATAGAGACAGGATGAGAGATTTATGGGGGGAACCGTGTTAAGCAACAACGCGGTTAACCCGCACTAATCAAAGACAGCACGCTACTTAGGACGCTTGCGCCAACAAGCGTTCCGGCTTCATCCGTTGAGTCCGTCAGCGGATACCAACATACCCGCTACGCCTATCGAAGAAGCGCACCCTGGCGGGTTTTTTGAGCAAGAAGTTAGGACTTCTTGAGGAAACTGGTGCCTGCATCGGTTCTGGTTCTTGTAACTCATACCGCTTTCTGATTCGTGGCGTACGACACGGTTGGACAGTAGATATGAGCCGATTCATGCCGATATAGCACAACGGTAGTGCGGATGCCTTGTAAGCATTAGATTGTAGGTTCGATTCCTATTGTCGGCTCCAACAGCGCAAAAGCGCAGGGTCTTGAACCGTACCCTTAAATGGTGATATTCACTACGGTTATTGCCTATCTGCCGTGTGCAGAAAAGGCTTCTAGGGGCGTAACCATTGTTGCGCTCCTTGCTTATTTTAGGGGGTTTTAATTTGATTGAACCTATGCCGAAAGGCGATGAGCGTTTAGCCTATTGGCAAGAACGCTACGACGAATGTTTCAACGAATACATAGACACACGCAACCAAATCACGGCAAACATGGAGCAGTACGAAGGTTCCAAGAAAACCGATAAAAACGGTGAGCGTGGCGCGGATGTAACTATCGGGCGCAACATGACCTTTGAGATGATAGAATCGCAAATATCTTCTTCCATCCCTATCCCGAAAGTCACGCCGAAGAAAATAGGCGAACGGTACGAAAGAAATGCCCGAACGATTGAAGCATGGCTGACTTCGGTAAAAGACCAACTCCCCTTTGAATATTTGCATGACGAATCTTCCCGAACCGTTCCTATCACGGGCGGGAATTTCTTTTTAGTTGAGTGGGACAACGGAATCACCACAAGAGAGACGGTCGGGGATGTAACGGTTCAGTCTGTCTCCCCTGCCCAATTCACGCCGCAAAAAGGTGTCTGCTGGCTTCATCGAATGGGCTATCTGTTCATGGAGTTTGTGGACACAAGAGACAGAATCTTTGCTAGGTACGGCGTTGACACCACAATGGAAAGCAACGACGACATAAACATAAACCCGATGGAAACCGTCAAGGTCGTAGTATGTTACTACATCAACGATGACGGCGGTATCGGTGAGTTTAGGTGGGTCGGAAATACAGTTTTGGCCGACTTGGAAGATTGCCAATCAAGGTATTGGAAAGTCTGCGAGTCCTGCGGAAAAGCAAAACCCTATAACTCCAACGAATGCACCTGCGGTTCTTCGGAGTGGGTAAAACAGCCAAAAGATTACGAAGAATTGACCGAAGATATTCAACTTGAAGACAGGGTTATTCCTGCGTTAAGCGAAGCAAAAGACGAAAACGGGAATGTCATTCTTGAAACGGTCGAAGCCTTTGACGAATTCGGGAACCCAATAACGGTCGAAGTTCCGAAAATGGTTCCGACACGAATCCCCTACTATATGCCGAGAAAATTCCCGGTCGTTCTGCAAAAGAACACTTCTAAATTCGGAAAACTTCTTGGGGATAGTGACTGCGAACAGATCCACGACATTCAAGTAATGATTAACCAATTACTTGACAATGTAAAGTCAAAACTCCTTAAAGGCGGGAGTTTGATTACTTTGCCTGACGATTTGGAAGTCGAGATAGACGGAACGGTCGGAAAAATCATTAAATTCTCGGACATTGCAAGCATAACCGGCATAAACCACTTCAACCTTACGACCGATGTTCAGCAAGACTTGATGACCATCGACCATTTGTATAACTATGCAAAGAGAATTTTAGGCATATCGGACAGCTTTCAAGGTATGCCCGACAGAACCGCAGAGAGCGGAACGGCGAAACAGTTACAGGTCATGCAGAGTGCGGGTAGGCTGGAATCCAAACGGGTTATGGCTGACGCTGCGTATGCTGACTTGTACCATGTTATGTTCCAATTCATGTTAGCCTACTCCGACGAACCGAGACAGTTCAGAAGCGAAGATATAAACGGCAAACCCGAATCAAGGATATTCAACCGATACGATTTCCTCGAACAAGACGCGACAGGGAATTGGTATTACGACGATTCCTATACATTCTCTACCGACATTTCGGGTTCTCTTGCGAACAATCGTCAAATGATGTGGCAGGAAACCAGGCTGAATTATCAGTCAGGCGCGTTCGGTAACCCGCAAGACCCGCTTGTTCTTAAAATCTTTTGGGAAGAAATGGAGTCCTTGCATTATCCGAACGCATCAAGGGTGCTTCAACGCTTGGACGAATTGATAGCCCAACAGCAGGAAATTCAGCAAATGCAGCAGGCGCTTCAACAAAACGAACAAAGTTTAGCCGAACAGCAGGGCGTAAATCAGCAGTTAAGCCAACAGCTTGAATCCCTGCAAGGCGAACGCGATGAATACGCTGATTCCATCGGAAAAGCCAACGAAACGCTTCAAAGCTACGAGCAGCGTCAAAAGCAGATGGAAGAAGAAATCCAACGAGCGAAATACGAAGCGTATATGTCGGGCATAGCAGCGGGCAACGCGACCCAAAACGCGATTACAGATACAAAAACAGAAGAAAGGAGCTAACTATGAAACCACTTTATCAAGGTAAAGTCAGCAATGACGGTGTTCAGAGCGTGAAAGCGCCCATCAAAACGCCCAAATCGCCGAAGCCGACAGTTAAGTCAGGCTCCGATTTGAGAGTAAAATAACAGACCGCAACTGTAAATGCGAGGAGGATTTATGAGCGAAAATTTAGATGCAATCGCTGGCATCTGGGCCGACGAAGAAAACGTCGAAGAAGTTGAGGCTGAGGAAACCGAGGAAACGGAAGTCAACGAGGAATCGGAGAGTAAGCCCGACGACGAACTGACGGATGAAGAAATAATCGAAAAGGCTAAAGGCAAAGAGGGTGCGCGCACAGTAAGTGGGCGCATTTCTAAATATAAGACCGAAGCCGAGCAAGCAAGAGCGCAAGTCGAAGCTGAACGACAGGCCCGGGCAACGATCGAACAGGAACTTGCCGAACTTAGAAGCAGAGCATTACAGAAAGACGTCGCTGTAAAGCAAATGCTAAAAGAGTTTGACATAGAAGCCGACGACCCCGTGCAAGGGTTGCAAACCCTACTTGCGACCCACAAAGACGTAACCGTAGACGAGATACAAAAGGTTTTTAACGAGCAAGTCGAACTCCAAACCGCAAAAGAACAAGTAAAAGCGTGGCAAACCCAAAAGGAATATGAGAAACGGCAGGAAGAAGAACGCTATAAGCAACACATCCGTGCCGAACATTTCGCCGCTGTAAAACAGGCATTCCCCGACTTGGACATTGTTCAGAGCGCTAAAAGCGTGGACGATTTCGGACAAGACTTTGCCGTACATATGTTTGCTCAATATCAGAGAAACAAGTCTGCCGACCCTGTAAAAGCGTTTAGGGCGGTATACGTTGACGAGATAGTTGAGCATCAGAAAAAAGCCGCAAAACAAGCGGCTTACACCAACCACACTTCAAAAGAACATCTGCGTTCGACGGACGGACAAGCCGGGAACCGTGTCAATGTTCCGAAAGAAACATACGAGCGGTACAGGATGTTCTTCCCCGATATGACGGATGAGGAAATTCAAAAGGATTTCTCAAAAAGAAACAAATAAGGAGTTGAGCCATATGGCTTTCAGACAGTGGACGGACGATAAATCCAATTATACGCCGCCCATCATCATGCTGCCCTCGACCGCAAGCGAAGCGTACAAATTGGGTGAAATGCTCGTTGTAGACGCTACTACGGGTGCTTTGACCAAATGTGCCGCTGACGCAAAACCGACCTATCTTTGCATGGAAGAATATACCGCGCCCGCAACAGGCAACCGCGATATTCGTGTCGTTAGGGTATCCCCTACGACCATTTACCACACGACCTTTGTGGCGGATGCTACCAACAACAAGGAAGGTACGCTTGTCACTCTGCACACCGACGGACTTCAAGTTACCGCTACGGCAACGAACGGCGACTTTGAAATCGTCAAGAAACTCGGGACCGGGAACAAAGATGAAGTTCTTGTCCGCGTTCCTTAATAGGGGGTAGCAACATGATATTTACAAGAAACAGCAATCTGAACGATAGTGTATTCGGCGCGTCCTACGAGCCGATATGCAAAGTCATCGAGAGCAAAGCCGAAGCGTGGAAAAAGGAAGCTCCTTCCAGGCTGATTTTCAACATGGAGAAATCCAAGCACTACGCCGAGAGAATGACCGGCATGACCGGCATGGACGGGTTCAAGCCTGTACCTAACGGCGGCGGCGCTCCCAAAGACATGATGCAGGAATCTTACAGCAAGGCGTTTGTACACCACACCTGGAAGGATTCCTTCGAACTTGACAAGGAAAGCATTGACGATGCCGTAACGATCAATCTGAAAAAGAAACCGCAGGCGTTCATCGACGGTTTTTACCGCACTCGCGAACTGTTTGCGGCGACTCTTTTAAACGGCGCAATCGGCAACACTTCCGTTGCTTTTAAAGGAAGCACCTTTGATACGACCGCCGCTGACGGACTTTCCATGTTCAATACCGCCCATACTTCCAAACTCGGTTACGGTGTACAGAGCAACGCTTTTGCTAATCCGTTTTCCGTTGACGATCTCGGGCTTGTGGCGACGGCAATGCAGAACTATAAGGGCGATAACGACGAGAAGTTGGCTGTCAAACCCGACACCATCATCATCCCGAACATCGCAACCTTGAAGAACGCTGTATTTGCGGCTATCGGCTCTGACAAAGACCCCGATACCGCCAATAATGGCTATAACTACCAGTGCGGATTGTGGAACGTCATTATCAATCCGTATTGGGATACGACCAGTCCTTACTGGATCGTAATGTCCTCTGACTACAACAAGAACTACGGCGGAGCGGTATGGTTCGACCGCATGGAGCTTGAAGTCAAGGCTTCCGAGGACCCCGATACTTGGAATATGAAGTGGACGGGCATGGCTCGTTTCACCGCTTCGTTCTTCGATTGGAGAGCGTTCGCTGTCGGCGGGTATGCAAGCGGCTCTACCTTGTCTTAAAGGGGGTACAGTATGAAGTATACCCGGCTTAACATCGAGGGCGTTCACAAGGGAGAAGCTGTTGCTTTGACCGCTACGGCGACGGGTGCGGCAATCCCCGAAGGAGCGTCCTTCGTCACCGTCACGGCAACTGATGCGAACCACATCATCAAACTTCCTGCGCCGGTTTTGGGACTTGAAATTACCCTCGTCAACGGCGCGACAGGGTATGAAATAAGAAGTTCAGACCCCGCAAACATCACTATCAACGGCGGCAAAGGCGCGAACGCGGAAAGCGCGGTATCGGCTAGTACCGTTGTTATCGTGAAATGCGTGGGAGAAAAAGCATGGATAGGCTCTACTGTTGCCGCAGACGGCACGGTAGGCGTATTGCTGGCGGCAGCGTAAAGGGGCAGAAATGCCCCTTTCTTTTTGAAAGGAGAACTATGGGTAAAAGCGATAACATACTTCCATCTTCGAGAGTGGAGAAGTATCTTTACGATATTGTGGAGCTGCTTCAAGCAATCCTAGAAGCGCAAACGCCCGTTGAAGCGGCTTCAATGTCGGTCGACGCGGTTAAAACAACGACGAGCAAAACGCCAAAAAAGAAATAAGGTGATTCTATGCTTTGGGGCGACATCAAGCGCATTGTTCGCTACAACATTTTCAACGATGAGAACGAACAGCTTGACAACGAGCATATGTTTCCCGACTTTGCGAACTCTGCACTGTTAAGGATATGCTCTTACGACATTCCGTTAATCGAACGATACGAGCTGACACAATTCCCTATTGAACCTTTAACATACGAAATAAACACGGTTCAGCATACGTCGGACGATTTGATATACCAAGCTATCAAGCCTGTTGCGTATTATTTTGAGTGCGACGGCAACGGTACTTGCATAATCGAGGACTTGAACGGGGTACAGTTAGCGCAAGTCGCCTTATCTTCAAATCACAAATTTGTCGCTTATAGCGGCGCAATCGACACGGATACGAACGTTCAATTAAGGTTTACTGGCGATTATGTTTACTCTATACGGAATATAGCGTTATTCCCGTATATTTATTCAGCGACCGATATTCCTATTTTTAACCGATACAACCGATATGATATGGTCGAATTGACGAAAGTAAACAACGTCAGAACATTCCTGTCCTTTACGGATAAAGCGCCTGTTTACAAGGGCAAAAAGTTGAGTATCTTTGAAAAATTCAGAATTGAGCAGGATACCCTTTTGCTTCCTTATGACGAGCAGGGCGAATTTACGGTGTTTTATAAGAAATACCCTGCCAAAATCACAAAAAACACGCCCGATGATACGGATTTAGGAATTACGGACGAAGCCTGTAATCTTTTGGCTTCTCTGCTCACTTATAAGATGGTTCTGGACGATGACAAGGCTTTGGCGACCTATTACTACAACGAGTATGAAAGGTTGAAGGAACAGCACCATGTAATGCCTATTGTTGTCGGGTCGGGCGAATACAGGCACAGCAAAGGATGGGTTTGATGGCGTATCAACTTAGCATCCCTTCCGAACCGAAAGAAGTCACGAAAGAATACAAAGACTTTTTAGGCGTTGACCTTTCTAACGACGATTCGGCGGTATCGGACAGGCGATTAAGCGATTGCGTTAATGTATGGCGATATTATGGGGCGCAAGGCTCCTCGTCTATCGACACCATCCCCGGATTTAGAAAGATAGTCCGTTTTCCTTCGGGAAAGGTTTACGGCATGACTTTCTTTGAGCATAACAACGAAGAACATCAAATTAAAGTTCTTCCGATTATCCATGTTGGCAAAAAACTATATCGTTGGGACAATTACCCCGAAGCCGCTTCCATCACCGAAGGCTTGACGGAAATCTATTCGGAATTGGCTGAAAGGCCATCGAGATTTTTTGAGTTTGAAAATAAACTCTACATTAACGACGGGGTCAAGTATCTAGTCTATGAAACCGAAGTAAAAGAAGTCGAGGGGTTCATCCCCACAACCGTTATAAACAGCCCGCCTTTGGGCGGCGGGGAATCGTATCAGCAGAGAAACCTTTTAAGCGCGGGGTTTAAAAACACTTTCGTCACGGACGGAACAAGCGTCAAGTATTATCTGTCGGAAAAGGAATTGGACGCAACGAGCATTGAAATCACCTTTCAGCTTGTAACGGGAGAACCGCCGGACGATGAACTGATGAAGGTTGAAATCATCGAAAACGAAGGGAATTGGTCGGACTACATTCAATCCATCGACAGAGAAGAAGGGTATGTCGAGTTTAAACTTGCTCCCCCTACTGCCGAGACTTGCGGATTTGACAAAGGCTATCCCACTGTTGAAATAACGGCTTTCAGAACGGTTGAGGGTGATGCCGACAAAATAAAGAAATGCGACATAACCTATGTTTACGACAATAGGGTTTGGTTTGCGGGCGACCCTGCGGATAAATCCGCGGTTTATTGGTCAGGCTTGAACGACCCTACCTATGTCGGGCAAATAAACGTCGCAAAAGACGGAAATTCCAACGTCCCTGTTATGGGCCTACTGCAAGTCGGCGAATATTTAGCTGTCCTGAAAGGCGAAACACAGCAGGACGCTACCGTTTATCTCCATTACCCTGTTGAAACGAACGAAAACCTGAATCCGAAAGTCTACCCTTCAAAACAAGGTATAGCCAAGATAGGTTGTATCGCCAAAAACGGCTGTACGAACTTCCGGGACGACCCTGTTTATGTTTCGAGGATGGGAATTGAAGCTGTCGGGAAAATGAATATCGGTCTTGAACGGTCGATAGAACACCGAAGCACAAGGGTTGACCGAAGATTGACCAACGAAACAGGGTTAGAAAACGCCGTATTGGAAAATTGGTACGGGTATCTTCTTTGTCTGGTTAACGGTCATATCTACGCTGCGGATTCCCGTTATTTAGTCGAGAACAGTCAAACAGGGCTTCCTGAATATGAATGGTTCTATTGGAATGAAATAGGACTGTATGACGGCGGATACACAAGGTATGTCTACGCCTATTCTATTCCTGATTACCTTTCCGATAAGGGCTTGACCTTAAATGAGAAGGTCGGGCATACGGTCAATCCGCCAACGGACGGAGTATCTTCGGTCGTTATTCAATCTCATACCGAAGTCATAGACGGCGTATCAAGGACATGGTACACCTATACCCTTAATAGTATGACCTACCTTGTTAATAAATGTACTTCCAACTACGGTGACGAACTGATAGGCGGTACATTCAAGAAAGCCACGATTCTAAAAGAATACGCCAATGAACTGTATTTCGGTACGGAAAACGGGTATCTCTGTAAGTTCAACACGGATTTGATAAAGGACGAAGTTACGGGCGAGTTACAAGCGTTAGCTTACTCTTTCGACGACCGAGCCATCTATTCGTCCATGACGACCAAATTTGACGATTACAGGGCGTACAATGTCACGAAGAAATTCAAGAAACGCGGAAACATCGTTGATCTGAAATCCATGACGCAATCCATTATCAAAACCGTTGTGGAAACCGAAGTGGACTACCCGAGGGAACAATGGGAGTATCCGAGGTTTTCAGCGGCTTACTTCGATTTTGAAGAAGTGGACTTTTCCGAGTTTTCCTTTAACACCCTTCAAAGAATCGCTCTTGTCTTTAAGAAAATCAAGGGCAAGAAGTGGAAACGAGCAAAGCTGACTTTATACACGGACGAGATTTACAGACCGTTCGGGGTAAAGTCAATTATCCTTATAGCCCAATACATCAATTACGCAAAGCGGTGATTTAGTGTTATCCGATAACAAAGTCATTCAATGGGTAAACCCTGTTGTGAACCAACCTGACAGACCGAATATTTCAGCGCAGGAGTTAAAATCGACCTTTGACGCGAATTCCAATCAGCTAAAAGACGCTTTTAATGGCTTAATTGACGATTTGCAAGCAGAGAGCGGTTCTTCCTTAATAGGCACGACAGCCGTTGTCGGAGTAGAAGGAACGACCATCGGACAGCAGATTGCAAGCCTTAAAGGTATTTCCGACGCGACCAAAACCATTGCCGACGATGCAAAGACTTCTGCCGCTCAATCCGCAACTGCCGCTCAAGGCTCTAGGACAGCCGCAGAGAGCGCACAAGGTTCAGCCGAACAATCTGCCGCATCTGCCGCAACATCCTTGTCACAGGTCAATACGGCTGTTCAGCAGACAAACACAGTCATAGGTACAGCGAATACAGCAATTACCAACGCAAATAACGCCGCAACGGTAGCAAATACAAAAGGGACTTATGCTCAAACACAGGGCGATTACGCAAAAGCACAAGGGAATTACGCAAAAGAAAAGGGCGATGCGGCTACTTTGTTAAACGCACAGTTTCAAGCTATTTTGGATGGTGCTGTCAATACTGTCTGCATAAATTGGGGGATATAGTATGGCTTTGTATCAATCGGGACCGAATGGAGAGTTGATTCCCATTGCTCAAAACGGAGTATCGGAATTGAACTGGAATTTGAAAGCGAATGTTGACTCCCCTACATTTACAGGAACACCCACAGCACCTACTGCGGCGGCAGGAGCAAACACAACTCAAATAGCAAGCACGGCATTTGTAGCGGCGGCATTGGCGGCATTAGCTGACAGCGCTCCCGAAACGCTTAATACCTTAAACGAGTTAGCGGCGGCTTTGGGTGATGATCCGAATTTCGCTACTACGGTGACAAATCTAATCGCAGCAAAACAAGCAAAAAGAGTCTATGTATCATCTTTAGTCGATAATACGGTAACGGTTGCGGACAATACGAACTACACGTTTACAGGCGTTACAGCAATGACCGTAACGTTTCCTGCCGGTGACTTTGAATGCTTGATTGACGTTACCACGGGTGCTTCAATATCCATAACATTCCCTGCCGGAACGAAATATCTTAATTCCACTCCGACATTTGAAGCGTCTAAGCGTTATGAAATCAGCATCAGGAACGGCGTTGTCGGCGTGGCAGAGGTAGTCTGATGTTAAGACGCAGAATTATTGCATCGGGTTTAACCTACGAACAAGTTTTGGCGGCAATCAGCTACACCGGCACATTTAGCGCTTCGGAAGTCACTTATGCCGCTTCGGGAAGATTCGCCGTAATAAAGTTTCTGACCAGCGGCACACTCACGCTATCTAGAGCACTCAAAGGCGATATATTCTGCGTCGGTGGTGGTGCTGGAGGTGGCGCTTATGCTGGTGGTGGCGCCGGAGGTGGCTATACTGCAACTCTGAGAAATCAAGATCTTGCAGGAGCGGCTATAACCGTTGCAGCCGGGGGCGTAGGTGGAGCTGATGGCGGCACCTCGGCATATGGCAGTGTTCTATCTGCGCCAGGTGGGTTGCGCGGTAAAAGCCAATCAACTGGCGGCGGTGCTGGAGGGTCGGGCGGCGGTCAAGGCGGAGATTACGGCTATACCCCTAAGCCAGTGGCTGGGAACGGCGGCTCTGACGGCAGTGATGGTGGTGCACGTTCAGTCGCATCATATGTTTACGCAAAAGGACAGGGCACCACTACTAGAGCTTTTGCAGAACCCGACGGGGAGCTGTTTTCTGGTGGTGGCGGCGGATGCTCTGACGGTACAAATGGTCAAGGTGGAGCCGGCGGTGGCGGCAATGGGGGCAGAAAGACTGCAACTCCATACGGATCATCTGGAACGCCGAACACAGGTGGCGGCGGTGGTGGCGGAGCATATTTTACAGGAGATAACCAAGGGCATAGTGGCGGTTCCGGCATTGTAATGATAAGAGTAGGGGTAATTTAATGACACAACACTTACTAAAAACACTAAACATAGACGTATCCCTTGTACCTATGACCGATGCTCAAAAAGCGGCATGGGCAGCAGCAAATCCTTTACGGCAGCTTATCACACCCGATGACAGCAACGAACTGTATGAAGATATGGTAGCGGCAGAAGCAAAAGAAGCGGGCAGAGTTACCGCAGAAACCGCAAGAGGTACTGCGGAAGATTTACGCCAAACGAACACGGCAAAAGCTATAAGTAACGCAAATACGGCAACCGCAAACGCCAACGATGCGGCAATGGCGGCTACAAATGCAACTTCAC